GTTTTTATTGCGGTGAACTTTTTTCTTACGTTGTCTACAGAATACCACTAAACGGGTCTTCAATCACAAGTCCAGCAAGACTATATGTCTTAGAGGTCGTTACACCGTCAACAGTGACTTCCACTTTGAAATCCTGATAATCCTTATTTGAAATCTTGAACGCACAATTTCTATAAGGATTATTAATTACCTCGACAAGTTCAGGACTTACAGAATTTGTAATTCCAACCTTAATAGATGTAGCATTATCAAATGCAGCACCGCTAAACTTTAAAGCTATGAAATGTCCATCACCAGGAAGGCTACCATCAGATACAGCTACAAATACACCAGTAATAAATTTGAGTGTACCTGTTATAGTCTTTGTAGTCTCATTTACTACAAGATTGCTCTGCATTGCACTTACAGGTGGACCAAAGAGTTCAATATCTCCATCCTCAGGAGCTAAAATAAACTCATCCGGTGATGGACTTACTGAAAAGACACAACAGCCTTGACTACACCCTCAGGCATAATTGTCTTTCTACCAGAAACAGAGAGACATCTTACAAGGTCCTTGAATGAGTTAGTGTCTCTAAGTGCCTCGAGCTCCTGAATCTGGTTTACCTCAGTGGTAAACAGAGGATGTGAGAGAATGATCTGGCTGTTTGAACCAGTTGTCTTAGGAATATTATTTGTCTTGTAAAGCTCAATACCGTAGACCTTACCAATATAGCCAGCCTTCAGAGAGTCCCGTGCTGTAGGATCTGCTATATTAATGTAAGGGTCACTAAGCAGGAGGTTCTCGAATGCAGGAGGACAAGCAAGTCTTCTAGCATCATCAGGTACATTTGCCTCATCAGCAAGTGTCTTAAGATCAAGAAGAAGTGTCTTAGCCTGTGCTGCTGTAGTAACAACTCTAGGTGTAGTGTCATTACCAAGTGTGTTTGCTTCTGTAGCTGCTCCAGCAATTTCAGTAAACGTAGCAACGTCGAGTGCCTTAGCAACCTGGTAAGACATGTTGTCAACGTACTTTGTCATCAGCTGACCACCATCACGTGACTGAACCTTGTCAACGTCATCAAGCTTAATAGCTGCATAGTTCTTAAGGTCAATGTTCAGTGTAAGGTCAGTAGTAGCAGCATCATCGTAAGTAATTGTAGAACCATTGTAAGTTCTAAGTGTAACATCACCCACTCTATTGATCTTAACTGATCCACCGTACATTACCTCGCCCTCAACATCGTGGTTTACAAAAGCCTCACCAACGAGTCTTGGGTTTAAGCTTGTTAAAAGCTTACTGTACCAAATAGCAGGAATAAATTTAGCAACGCTCATAATATCAAATCCTTTCAAAAATTATTTAAGATTTTGAAGCTGGCTCATTATATTATCAATGTCAGCATCAATTTCAGCCTGAGATAAACCTCTTATCTCCGCAAGGCTGGAATAAGTTTTAGCTGTAGAGCCAGTTTTTAGAGAGTCATTAACATCCTTCCCTGTACCAACCACAACAGGCTGTTCAAAAGAAGACTTATAGGTCTCTTTAATTGTAGCAATCTGCTCATCAAGTCCGCCCGTAACGGTGTAGTTTTCATCCACCTTGATGTCTCCCATCTTTATAACGGATCTTATACCACGTCTTGTGAGCTCGTCCTTAATGTTCAACTGATCAATAGCCATGTCAACAGCCATGTTCCTAACGACCTCGTTTAACTTTTTACGTTCGTTAGTAATGTCAGTCTTACTAGAAGCCAAGAGTTCATTATACTTCGTCTCGAATGGGTTCTCCGCTTTAGATAAGTCCTCATACTTCTTATTAAGTGTATTGTACTTTTCTACATCCACGTACTTTCCTTCCGAAAGGTCAGCATATTTTACACCCTTGTCCTTCATTGCCTCAGTCACTGTCGCCAGTACATCGGGCTTGTCCTTCAATAACTCTTCTAATGTCATAAAGTTTCACTCCTATTCATAAGTTTTAAACGACTTTACTGTCGAATGAATGTGTATGTTTAAACGTCCACACACTACGACAAAGAGTGTGCCAAGGGAATTGAACCCTTGGTGTATCCACCCACACAGCCTTGTGGTTGAGAATTATCACACAAGTAAAAAGTTTATAAGACTGAAGTAACTCGTGTATCCGCTTCAACCACGATTTATTATTTTGATACTTTATCTAATTCATATGTAGTGAATTAGGTACCCTCATTATTTTTTATAGTGTCATCATTTTTTATATCCAAGCCACCGTAGTATTTTTGCTGATAATAACTAACAGGTAAAATGCCAGCTTTTACCTCTTCAAGCTCTCTCGCTCTTATAGCTGTTTTATCCTCAATTATAGAAGCGTCAAATTCTACAGATATGTCAGTATCTATATTAAACTTAGTTCCACGGCATAAATTGCTCGCATACAGAATACCACGAACAAGTGTAATAAGTACCTTCTCAAGTGCCAGTTCGTTTTTACGTATACCACGATACATACCACTGTTCTCGCTAACAACTTCAGTAGCAGTTTTTTGTACTGTACCATCCACGAATTTATAGTAATTATTGCCTAGTCCACATAAGTTGGACAGATAGTTTAGATTGTTCTCCAGACACTTCGTAATGTCATCAATTCTAAGGTCAGGATTAAACTCACTAACTAAGTCCTTTCCATCCGTAATGTTCGTATTATTATCACTACCAACGTAGTAGAACACAAGCTTTCCACCAACATCGTCAGGGAATACAGGTTCGTTCGTTTCTGGATTACGATTCAACAGGTTCTTATTAATGAACACTTTCTTACGTCCAGACTTTATTTCAAAGCACAGCATATCAAACGCAGAGTCTATAGTTTTTAATACATCAGTAGCATTTGCATAAACACTAGCACCCATTACAGCTTGAATGTCGTAGTTATTTATAATTGGTAGTTTTAAACAAGTAAACCAAGGTACATCAGAATGTGTGTCAAATACTTCAATTATGTTCTCGTTTTTAACAGGTGTAAGTGTGCTATCAAGTACCACCTTATATGTCTTATTGACAATCTTATAAGTACCATCAACAAGAACGTGTAATCTTAAATCTATATAATTGTCGTTCTTTATTTTATATTGGTCAACAAATGCAACTTCTTTTATATTTTTATTATTGTCCCAACTTAATGGTAGAATCTCAAGTGCGTTATGTGTAAGTATTTTTATATTTACGTCCTTTCCACCAACAAGCTGTTCATTATACTGTTTTAAACCATCAACCACAATCTCGAATGCTCCAGTGCCAAGTGCACAAGTAATCTCGTACAGCTCACTACCAACCTTCCAGAAGTCGTTATCAGCCAACACACCGTTCAGCTCATCGTAGCCAATAATATACTCACTAGCATCCTTGTCATTTATATTTATTTTAACGTTTTCATTAAATGTCAGACTAGCGTGATCTTCGCACACACGCTTAGCCATATGTAGGCTTGCATATCTAACGTGTACATTCTTATGTCCGTTATACACGTCCTCATCGTGCACACCACTAAGTCTGCCCTTGTACCAACCAAGCATCGTCGCAATATAATTATTGTAGATACTATAGTCGAATGTGTAAGTATTATAACCAAGCTTATTTATCTCAGCTATAATGTTCTTCATATTAAGCATAGTCAATCCCCCCGTTAAACGTAATCAAACCTATGTATTTGTTTCTCAAAGGAGTAACAAAAAGCATCAAAGGTGTCGTTATCTGTTGTACCATTGTCCAATACTGCGTCAACCGTTTTCTTATCATCGTACACCAACGTACCCAAGCTATTTATTACTGTAGTGCAATCTTTATATATGTGTAGCATATTAAGACTGAACATCCTTTGTATAAACTTCACACGTTCCATGATCTTTATTTTTAGTGCATCACCAACAGGTATGCAGTACCTGCTGTTTTTATTTAATGCATTACGTACACCAGCTTCTATATATTGCTCCGCATTATCCACAGACAGTTCAGCAACAGCAATCCTATATGTACCATAGAATTTATTAAATTGGTCAACCACCCAATTATTTAATGTCTCTGGGTCTATCTCACCCTTCTTGGCTAATAATTTATCTGATTGCAAAACTATCATTCCGTCAGCAACATTTTTATAAAAGGCCGTAAACACAAGTGAACTACCTGACTTATTGCCTCCAATATCCAACCCAGCGTGTACAAATCCAATCTTATTTTTATCCACTTTATCTACTATGTACTCGTCTTTATGCTCCAGGAAGTTTTTAAATATAGTGCCCTCAGCTGCACACCATTGCCCCATCAGGTATCTATTATAGTCCAAACTACCAACAGGGTAGATCTTAAACAGCTTATCATAGTACTGCTGTGCTGTCTCATACGTCGCATCTTTATAACTCCAGTTCACAACTTTATTAAAGGTGTTTCCACCATCAATCCTCTTTTTTAACCAGTGCATCGGAGAGTCAGGGTTTGTAGAACATATGTAAAAGAATGGATTAACACCAAGTTTTTTAAATATGTCGTAATACTCAGGACTAAATGTACCTCTCAGACGAGACAAGATAGCACTAAATTGCTCCTCAGTACAAAATATAGCCTCGTCGTGTACTATACAAAATATGTTCGACAAACCACGGAATTTGCTCTCGGAACTACGGTCATTCAAACCAATTATGTGTATATATTGCTTAAACAACACAGCGTCCTTCGTTTTGCCATCACGTACACTTTTATCAAATTTAAAGTCCTCACCAAATGCATCAGCAAGTACATTGCACTGGTTCTTCTTGACAGCCTGCTGTGTCTTACCAAGTAGTACTATATTTAGTCCTGTAGCACTCTCAGACATTAAACGATAACACAACAGCCCCAAAGCAATCTCAATACTGTATGTCTTTCCACAACCGTATGGTCCAACATGACACTCCATAGGTGCCTTACCTATATTTAAAATGACATCCAACTGTCTATCACTGTACTCCGCCATCAGAACCACCACCATCATCAATCTTATTATTGAGTGCATCAATAAGTGTGTTCAACGTTTTACATGTCTCACCAGATATGTCGTGGTTTATAGCCTCAGAGATCTTAGTTTCAAACAGCTGTGCCTCAAAGCCACAAATCTTCATGTCCAGCTCAACAAGTCGTACAAAGTCCCTTACTGTATCCACTTTTATTTTATTGCTCTTAAGTCTGCTAATATAGTCAGCAACAGAAGCTTTAATGACTTTGTGATATGACTCCAAAGTCGTTCTGATGTCATCATTATTTTGCTGTTGTAAGTCCTTATAAACTTCCAAGTCTCTTGATTTTACACGTTCCTCCCATCGGAACTCTTTATTATATTTACTAACCGTAACACGAGATATGTTATAATGATCAGCAACAGCTTGGAGAGTTCTATCCTCTCCAAGCATATAGTAGTACTCGAACATGTCCTGTATTCTTGGATACTCACGCATTCATATCACCCCCATCAATGTCGTAACTTTCAATCTTATGTGCCTTCTTTCCGGTAACTGCTTCGAACCTATCAATAATAACGTTCATATATTTAGGCTCCTTCTCCATCATCAAGCATCGTCTACCTAGTTTTTCACATGCAATCAATGTCGTACCACTACCACCAAATGGGTCAAGGACAAAACCACCAGGATTCGAGCTTATCTGAATGTAGTTACCTATTAGTTCAAGTGGCTTCATAGTTGGATGTACCTTTCCACCTGTCTCTTTATTATCTTGAACGCCAGCACCTTTTGTACTAATGTAAACACCGTTATAAATGCTTGGCGGCTGTAATTTATTATTCCAAACACGTTTTGCTCTATTTTTATTGTGTAAGTATAAACAATATTCAGTGTCAGCTCTAAATTGGCCATGCAGAAAAGGTGTAGGATTTGTTTTATACCACACGAGTATTCTAAATTTATATTCATCAAATATTTTTAGTAATGTCCTAACACCATATGCGTTATTAAATATGTACATACTTCCAACAGGAAGTTCTTTATAAAAAGCCAATGGAGACAAATCAAAAAAACTAAGTTCCTTAATAGCCTCCTGATTTTTTTGTATTTTAATTGATGCCTCGCTATCTCCATTTTTACATCCATGTAGCTTATTTAAGTATCCGGCACCAGAGACTTCATCGTTTTTCATGCTCTGCTCGTATGGAGGGTCAGTAATTAATACATCAACGACCCTATTATTTATAAGGTCAACAACGTTTTGCTTAACTGTACTATCATTACACACAAGTATGTGCTGCCCAAGTGCCCAAATGTCTCCAGTTTTTATATTACGTCTATTATTTTCTGCATCCTTCTCAGCCTTCTCAACATCAAAATTATCATCGTTCAAAGAAGTTGACTCTTTTTTATCTGATGTAGCCTCGTCAAGTGACTTGAGTGCACCAGAGAACAGGGTGTCAACCTCAGGAAGGTCAAAACCCGTCAGTTCTATGTCAAAGTCAGTGTCAAGTGAAATATCACGTAGCAAGTCCTCCAACTTCTCAGCATCCCAATCTCCGCTAATCTTATTAAGTGCTATATTAAGTGCCTTCTCATCCGTGTCATTAAGGTCGACATAAACAACATCAATTTCAGTGTAGCCCAACTCTTTGAGTACTTTAAGTCTTTGATGTCCACCAACAACCACCATGTTTCGCTTATTTACTATGATGGGGTCAATATAACCAAAGTGCTCAATACTACGTTTTAGTTTCTCAAACTCTGCATCCCCAGGTTTTAAGTCAACACGAGGATTATATGTCGCCATATTCAAGTCCTTAATCAATGCCTTATCAATCTGCATATGTACTTCCTCCCAAGCATAATTATCACTTTGTAAATATGTGATTTATTATATCTGAGCATAAT